TCCAAGGGTGCCCAAGATGTGTACATCACAGGGGACCCCGAAGTATCATTTTTCCGTCAAAATTTCCGACGCCATACAAATTTTGCGATCAAGCCCGAACGTGTCGATTACATCGGTCAGTTCAATGGTGGCGCTGAAGTCACCATCCCTATCAAGTCCAAGGGTGATCTCTTGAGCTATGTCTGGATTGAGGCTCCAGAAATTCAAACTGCATTAGGCGACACCGGTCTTTTTGCAACTGATGAATCTGCTACCGAGTTTACCCTTCTTATAGGTGGGCAGCAAGTCTGCAAACTCGATTCTTTATTTATCCAGGGTATTCACAACGTTTTATATAACGATACCTCGGCTAAGGCTTCGTGCGCCGTGACCACCGCGGTAGCGTCTGCGAATGCTAAATCAGCGAAGACTGGAGCTCAAGGTTCCGATTATTTCGTTATCCCTTTCTTCTTCAGTGAAGATTGGACTAAGGCTTTACCTTTAGTTGCTATGCAGTATCATGAGGTAGAAATACGAATTAAGTGTAGGTCCGGTTTAGCTTTTAATGCGACACCCAAGGTATACGCCAATTACGTCTACCTCGATACAGATGAGCGCAATAGGCTGCTCAGCACCGAACAGGAAATTCTTATAACTCAGACGCAACACCAAATCATGGATACCAGCAGTTCTGGTACCGTCGATGTTGATCTCACATATTTCAACCACCCTTCCAAGGCTATCCACCTCATATCATCAGCCGCTGATGGTTCGGCTTGGGATAACGAACTCAAGTTCGATTCCGCAACACTCTACATTAACGGACAACCTCTTTTCGAAGACATGTCCGATACGTACCATCATAACGTCGTACCCGAAATGCACTGCACCGTCTTACCTTCCGGTGTTATTGACAGTGTTCCTCTTTTCACATGGCCTTTCTGTATCAAACTAAACGGCTCCCAGCCCAGTGGTAGCTTAAACTTTTCTAGGGTTGATAATTCGAAACTCGTATTAAAGAACCTCACCGTTGGCGTAACTCCAAACATGCTACGTGTGTATACAGTAAACTACAACATTCTCAGGGTGAAGAATGGTCTAGCAGGTGTAGCGTTTGGTAATTAATTAATTTTATATTTATCCAGAAGAACCAAATCCACGGGTTCCTCTCTGTGTATCCTTTATTTCTTCAACTTCATCGATCAAAGGTGTTTCACACTTCTCTAAGATGAGCTGCGCAATACGATCACCCTTTTTAATTTCGAACTTTTCACTTCCATGATTAAAAAGGATAACCTTCAATTCACCAGTGTAATCAGGGTCAATAACACCCGCACCAGTTTGTACGCCATGTTTTACAGCGAGACCGGAACGGGGTGCGATACGTCCGTATACACCCATAGGAATAGTCGCTGCAATTCCCGTGCATACTATACCACGTTGGTACGGAAGAATGTGCATATCTTCGATGCTATACAGATCATATCCAACAGATCCAGGAGATGCGCGCGTAGGAATTAGCGCGTGCTCAGAAAGCTTTTTAATGAGTAGCTTCATATATCTATAATATGACGTATTTCTTTATGTTTGTAAAGATTCTATAATCTTTTTCGTCTTATCGTACAAACGTTCGTTATACCTTTTCGTAAATCCCTTTTTAAGAAAACCTTCCTCGACGACCGAAGTTTTACGCGAATCAAGAATCTCGAGTCGGTCTTTTAGAAAACATAAAAACTTAAATGGTTCATTATTCGACTTGTATCGAACTTTTTCAGTATCCATAGCTTTCATAGCTGCTTTATTACGTGATTCTGAATACATCTGTTCACGACCTTCATATGACATGCGCGTAGTGGATTCTTCCTTCTTTTGATTCATCTTTATTTATATGACATCACCTCTTTATACACTATTATGGAAAGAATTTGCGATCCTTCTAGCTTCTTGATCCACATATTCATTATCTGGGTCTCCGTTATGTGCTTTAACCCAAATCCAGTCTATATTATCGAATAATTTTGACACGGAATCCATCTGTACCCAAAGTTCTTTATTCTTAACATCGGATCCCGACGATGTTTTCCAATTATTTAATTTCCATTTATGAATCCAACTTTTGATACCGTTACGAACGTAAAAGCTATCCGTGTACACAGCCACATCACGAATTCCACATTTATAAGATTTACGCAAACCTTCTATTACGGCTGTCATTTCCATGATATTATTAGTAGTTTTAGGTGATCCACCGGTAATTTCAAAAAATCCTAGACACTTAGCTGCCCACCCACCCCTCCCGGGATTACCGAGACAACTACCATCTGTATACAATCTGTTATTCATTTTATTAAATATAGAATGTTTTCTTTAAGATTCGTCGTATAGTATCGACATATCAGCTTTAACATCGAGCATATCCTCCACGTCAGCTTCGATCATAGAATCTTGTGTGGGGTATGCGACACATAACAAAGCAAACCCGCTATTAACCTGTGCATCGTTTAAAAATGATTGTTCTGATTGATCTATCCCACCCCATACGAGTTTCGCTGTACACGCCGAACACATACCCGTGCGACACGAATACGGAAGTTCTATGTTATTATTTTCCGCCGCATCCAATATGTATGTAGACTTATCACACTCAAAAGAGTGTTGCCCCATAGGTGTACGAAGTGTAATTTTAAAATTTTCGCGAACCTTAGGAACACGGGAATGACCAGAAGGATTCGCGACAGCGTATACCGAAGCCATTATTATAGTATCCTGTTAAATTTTTCTTCAACTTTAAAAAGTATGATTTAATACTTTTTAAAGTTGAATTATTAATTAATTTTAATAGCAAATACAAATTTGATTTGTATGCTTAGTTAGAGAAGGCAAGACCACCCATACCCGACTGGATGCGGAGGACATTGTAGTTGACCGCGAACATGTTGAGGGTGAGGGGCTCGCCCGCCCCCGTGCTGGCGGCGTTAATAGCAACCTGCGCGTTATCAATGCGGGAGAAGTTGCACGTGCCGGTAGGCTGGTGCTCCTCGGGCTTGAGCGCGAAGGAGTAGGAGTAAATACCGGGCATGGGGGTACCGGAGTGGTGGTTGTAGGGCTGGACGGAGTTGAAATACTTGGAACCCTGCTCCTTGAACCTGTCCTGACCGTTGAGAACGAGCTTCATGTCAGTCATGTTAGAGGCAGCATCCTCATCAAAAGTGGTGGCGGCACCGCCAGTGTTGTGAATCCTGGGGCAGTTGCCAAGATCGGCGGCGATCTGACCCTCAGCGGCGAGGGCACCGATGTCAGTGGTCAACTGAGGCTGACCGGCAGCGACGTTCTTGGTGAAGTTCCACATGCTGTTGAGAGTCTTGGCAGATTGGGAGAGGCACCACACGAGCTCCTTGACGGGGTGGTTGAACGAAAGCCTCTTCTGGTTCGAACCGGCGGAGAGGGTATCAGTTCCAGTGTGCTGAACCTGCTCAATGAGGTATTCGTGGCCCTTCTGGGCAAATCGCCTACGCTCCTCAGTGTCGAGGTAGATGTAATTGGCGTATACCTTGAAAGAGGAAGCGACCGCGTAGTCAGCGATTTCCTGAGTTAAATCGAAATCGAGACGGACTTCATGGTACTGCAGGGCAATTAGTGGGAGGGCGAGTCCAGGATTGCGGTTAAAGAAGAAAATAAGAGGAAGGTATACCTTCGCACCGGCGACACCGGAAGTCATCTTACCGTAGTTAACCTTCTTAGAGGCATCGAGGTAAAGCTCGGAGTAAAGCCTCCACCAGGTCTGGTAGTGCTTGTCAATCCTTTGTCCGCCAATTGATAACTCAACATCCTTGATCGCACGCTCGGCGATCCACTCGTTGGAATGGCCTCCCACAGCGTCAGTGGAAGTAGTAATGACACCCGCGGCAGCCTCCATCTCTACGTACATGTCAGCGACGAGATCACCGTTACGAGCGACGGTGACAGAGACGCGACCGGAAGGAGCGGCAGTACCGTTGACGGTCTGCTCGATGTTCTCCATAGCGAAGTTAGTGTGGCGACGGTAAACCGCCTGAAAGAAAGTAACCTTAGGGTTGCCAGTCAGATAGACATCCTGGGCTCCGTAAGCGACGAGTTGCATAAGACCACCGGCCATTTTTGTGTTGTTGTACTATATAGCAAGAAAATAATTTCGGACAAAGTGCGAAAAAAACGTACCGATTTTTCCTGAACATAAATAAATGTCCGATACCGAAGAACCAACTCAGATGGAAATTGATGAAGAGGAAATCACCGATGAAGAGGAAATCACCGATGAAGAGGAAATCGCCGATGAAGAGGAAGAAGTTGATATGAATGAATATGAATATGAGGATGAAGATGATATCGAGCAATACATGACAGTGGAAACTTTATTGGGTTCCACACTCATGACGGAAGATGGTGATACTATATGTAGTGCCCTGGTAAACATGGGTCGACAACTCGAAATCCAAAATAAAATTTTAGTCAAACTTTTGACCACCCTCCAAAAATAGTAGCTTAGAAAAATGAAGTATTATAATAGAAATGTCAGAAGCGACACATTTCATTAATGAAAGTGCAGACCCGAACGAAGCGAACCAAGCGCTATGGGCGAACGAAATTAAAACTTTCAATAATGAAAAGCTCGTATCCCACCTATCAGAACTCGAAGAGTATTGGGACATATATCACAAAAACGACCCTAAGATTCCCTATCGTCTAGGGTATAATATGTTTTTCTTACCCGACGAACTTGACCAAAAAGGTATGCCCAAAATCATAGACATAGAACGTGTCGTGACTAAATACGTACAGATCCGTGATCATGTTTGTGAAATTTATCACAAAGCCAACGAACTTAAAATGCTGGAAGAATTGGATAAAAATGATCAGGATACAACACTCGCCACTCGTATAAACCGTCTCATCGATCAAGTAGATGATGCGTGGACGATCGTTTTCCGTGCTGCGCGTATCATGGAACGAGTGAATAATCCAACATACGTACCCATTAACCCCGAATCCGATCCTGCTATTTTCCGAATGTCTACTATAAATAAAGTAGACGAATTATCACCTTATCAGCAATCTATCATGCAGTGTCTTAAGCACTTATATTCACACAATATTAGGCGGTACAAGGGGTATTGTTGTGAACAGATCATGACTAAGACTGGATGCCCTTCCAGAGCTTGGAAGCCTAAACAAAGTATAAGTGAGTTTGTGTATAGTGTCGGTAGAAAGGAAACTTGGTTCGATTTATGGAAGAATCTCACTTCAAGGGGTACGGGCTATAAAGATGTCATAACGCATCTTACAAATATAAACGATATGCAGTTTCCCGATATTACAAAGAATAGACATGTGTGGTCTTTTGATAATGGTGTTTTTGTAGCGAAGAAATGGTCCGATAAAACGGGTTTGTACACCGCAGAGTTTTATGATTATGAATCTAAAGAGTTTAAGAGTCTCGATCAGTCTATCGTGAGCTGTAAATATTTCGATCAAGAATTTCCTAATTACACCCACCTCGAGGATTGGTACGATATACCCACACCACACTTCAAATCAATCTTTGATTACCAACAATTTGATGAAGATGTTGCGAGATGGATTTATGTCATGTGTGGGCGCTTGTGTTATGACGTGAATGACCTAGATGGATGGCAAGTTATCCCGTTCCTAAAGGGTGTGGCGAGATCCGGTAAATCGACTATCATCACGAAGGTTCTGCGTAAGTTTTATTGCACGGAGGATGTCAAAACACTCTCGAACAATGTTGAAAGGAAATTCGGTCTTTCTGCTATCAAGGATGCTTTCATGTTTATCGCTCCAGAAGTCAAGAACGATTTGGCACTCGAACAAGCAGAGTTTCAGTCTATCGTGAGCGGTGAAGATGTATCTATCGCGGTAAAACACGAGAAGGCACATTCTATGGAATGGACGACGCCGGGTATTTTGGGGGGTAATGAAGTTCCACATTGGAAGGATAATTCTGGAAGTGTCCTCCGTCGCATTCTCACCGTAAACTTTGGAAAGCAAGTGAAGGATGCGGATCCCACTCTCGAACATAAGCTCGAGGCGGAATTGCCTTGTATTTTACAAAAGTGTGTACGCGCATATCTAGAATACTCACAGAAATACGCTAAGAAGGACATTTGGAATGTCGTACCCAGTTATTTCAAAGATATTCAAAAGCAGATTGCGGGTGCTGTATCCACATTGGAGAATTTCATGCAGTCGCATCATATAAAAATCGATCCCGAGGAGTTCTGTACCGTGACAGAGTTTGTAAAGAAATTCAATACCTATTGCTCAGATAATAACCTCGGTAAACCTAAATTTGGGTACGATTTCTATATCGGCCCTTTCAGTCAACGCGATATATACGTGAAGCACGACACGCGCCAATATGGTGAAAAGTATATCGTGAATCAACAATTCATTTTCGGATTGGGCCTTATTGAAGAGAATCCCATGAGTGGAAACATGTTTGGAAACGATGACTAATTTAAAAGGAAAAGACCACGTGTAGGTATGGAATGCCCGCGAGAGGTTTTTTTAAGAAATCTTAGAACCAAAAAAGGTATAGACGTAGATACGATTAACCCAGATCATTACGATATAGATATTCGTGAAAAAATAGCAGACCTCATGTATGTGATCATATGTAATTATATTAGTCAAACGAGGAACGAGGAAACTCAATACGGAATAGGAAAAATGGAAGAAGCATATTTTTGCACATCAGATTTTGTCACTACAGAAGATGCAGAAAAATGGATAGAAATGAATAGAGACCCAGATGATTTAAATCTCATAGTTTATATTTACGATAATTTAAAAAAAATGGAATCTTGTCAGCATAAAAGAAGCTTACTTTACTTAACTAACATGTTATACTTTTATTTATAAGTTTGTGTGGTTCAGATACCTGCTTTAAGTGTTTCGCATGGTACGAAAAGTCGTAGGGTGT